CATAAAAACCACTCTGTATATAATAGTCAGACCCGTCCTCATTATTCTGAGGAACGGGTGAGACTACCGAGGGCGGTGTCTTGTCTTTATCTTCAACGGAGAACCCAAAAAGTCTTGCCATATTATAATTTTACTAGTATTTTATTATTTATCTGATATTTTCACCACCAGCAGATGAACTAGTTCCCTTGAAGGCTTCCCACCAGTGAACTTGCATTTCTACGGTAAATTCTTCAATCGTATCTGTTGTTTCGTAACTTAGATCAATTGTTGAAATGTTGGTTGGGAAAATGTCCCAGAATTTGTATGAACGTAGTATCGAACCGTCACGATCTAATTGATGTACAAACGCATCTTTATGATATGCATCTGGATCAGTTATTCCTGTGGCATCTTCTAACTTATTAATGACATTCATCCATTTTTCCATTGCGGAGCGAATTACAAAATCTGCGTCGTTAATAACAGTGATAGTCCATGTTTCGAATGTTCTGTCTCCTGCTACCTTTAAAATACGACCTCTGAATGGTATTTCAACTGGAGCAATGGTTGATGCTGGTAGTGCAGCTGCTTTTACAAGAAATCTTGCTTTCTGTAAAACATCATTGTTGATTGCAACTGCATCTGGAAATGCTAACTCTACCTCAAAGAGATTCGGTCTAGCACCTCCACCAGTTAATTTGCTTTTGAAATCACTAATCTTCCTTAAAGGAATATTGTTAATTTGTTGACGGGATGGCATAATTGAAAACCTCTACTTTATTAAACGGAACCGATCACTTCTTCAAATGATACGCCAGTTCTTGTGGCGATGAATGTAAGACCAATAAAGTTAATTGATCTTGCAGGTTTAACAAAGATGTCTGCTATAAATTCATTATTATCTATAACAGCAGCAGTGTTATTTGTTTCATCGCAAATGACGACATAATCTTGAATACCTCTCTTGGACTGAACATCACGTAGGAAAGGTTCAACAATGTTCACAAAGTTTGCCCTTGTGATTTCATCGTTAAATTCAAATAATTGATCTTTTGCAGCAGCTGCAATTCCATCTTCAAGATAGATAAACAATCTACGAACATTAATACGATCAAATGCGGATGCTTTTGCAAATCCAGTTTTATCACCGAATAATACAATTCCTGCACCAGGTGAGAAGATAACTGGATTTATTCGACTTGAATAAAGTTTATCTCTCTGTATTTTAGTAGGATTGTATGGTAATTTAACTGCGTTTAGAATTGCACCTCTGTCTGTACCCGCTGGTGAGAACCAAGGGAAGTCATTAATGTCAGTTCTTGCACATGCTCCAGCGATATCTCCATTAAGTGGAATATATCTGAAGGTATTATTAAATCTATCATACATGTATTTGTACCCACTGTCAAATACTGCGAAGGTTGTTGAACTTATTGTGTCATAAAACTCAACAACATTGTCAGTTATTGTTGAATCACTGTAAATTGTGACTGCTGTATCATCAGTTGTATCTGATAGAATACGATCTCTTGATGGTGATATGAATGCAACTGCATCTTTTCTGAGTTCGGCAACTGAAATTAATTTTTCAGCAAGTGCTCTTGTACGATCCTGACCATACTTTCCAGAACCCATCAATAAGAAGTCTACATCAACTGTTGTGTCATTTTCAAACTCTCCATAACCACCGATTAGATCATCAAGTCCTGAATCTAATGCACCGGTTGTTGTTAGATCAGTTTTACCACCATAGTTTAAACCACCTGATAACACTAAGTCTTGCTTTCCTGAACTATTGAAAATAATTCCTTCAGCATCCTGATCCCATCCACCATCTGCAAATGGTGTTGCTGTTGTGCCTGGTGCGAATCCAGTTGCGAGTGTGCCAATTCCAGCACCACCTCCTCCAAAGATATACTCTGAAGTATTATAAAGATATTTTCTCCAGTATGATGGTGAACCCACTGAAAACTCAGCGTCTTTTGCTTTTGATAGATTTAAATGCTTCTCAAGAATTGTTCCAGCATTACCAGTAACTGTTCCTTTTGCATCAATTACAACCACATGAACTTCATCAAAACGACCTCCCCTTGCAGCGGCATAGTCTGATGTACCTGGTTTGTCAGCGACTGTATTCCACTTAATTGTACTTAGAGATGTTGTACCACCAGAAGTCGAAGTTGAAATTGCTAATGTCTGGTTGTCAAACCAATCTTGAACTGTTGCAACAGTTGCTATTGTTCCTACACCCACTGCTGCAGATAGTGTATTAATACCTGTAAATCTTAAACCACCAGCGTCTGTTGTTATTGTAGCACCAAAACCTGCAGCTGCTCTAAATTTAAATGTACTATCAAAATCTTTTGGAAACTCAGTTCCTGCCGCAGATACGTGACTTAAGAATTTTACCTCTATATTTGTTGGATTAACTTGAGTAACAATTCCCTTAAAGTGTCCATCAAGATATTCAGTTAAACCTGCACCAACTTGTTGTACAGTTAAATCTGGAACTTTTTGTGTTACTGCTGTACCAACTCTAACTGTTGTTGTACCTGCTCCACTGATTGCAGCGTTAAATGCAGTTACAGGGAAGTTTAGTATTTGGTCTGCTTTATTATCAATGATTGCAACTCGAATATCATTTGTCCATGTTCCTGGATTTCGACCAGCAACAGTTACATTTGATATTGTGTTTTCATCATATCCTAACTCTTTATAATGATCTGTACTCTTAATCTTTAAGTTTGTTGCTTCTCCTGTTGGATCGGAGAAACCATTCTTCAAATTAGTGTCGTCTGCTCTGATTACACTCAATACTCCACCATATGATAGGTAAGATGATCCTACCATCCAAGTTTCGTATTGTTTGTCTGTGTTAAATGGTCTTCCAAACTGATCAACATATTCATTTTCACCAGTAATCGTTACAGGATCACCAACAGGTCCTTTCTCAAATGGTCCTACAATACCACCAATTTTACCTGTTGATCCATCGATTCTACCAATGGTTAAATCGACTTCCCTTACTAAAATACCAGGAGATGCTAAATTTAATGCCATCCCTTACTCCGTCATTTTTGTTCTGAAAATATTTATGAAAAAGGGTATTTACAACGGGGAAACAATGCACGAACTACCAATCAGGATACTCCCATTCAATTATTGTTTTTCTTCTGGACTTCACGACTCTTTGAATCGTACAAGTTTTACACTCATATGAATATGCCGATGGTGATGATAATTTATTTTTCCTTGACAAGTAAAAGTCAGAGATTAAGTCTTTAACTTGACCACAAGTTCTACACTTTCTTTCAGAGAAAAGTAAATGATCTAATTTTAATTGATCATCTAAGTCCATCACAAAACTTGAATTACTCCATTACAATCAGGTATATCTTGAAATATCTTATTTTGTATACCCTGTTTTAATGTCATAGCACTCATTGCACAATCTGTACAAGCACCACCTAATCTTACTTTAACAAAATTTGTTTCTTCCTCTATTTCAACAAACTCTACATATCCACCATCTGCTTCAATATAAGGAGCAATTTCAGATAATGATTTGATTACATTTTCTTCTGTTAAGTCCATCAAGTTTTTTCATCTATATTAGGTTTTCCAAATGTTTTATATGCTAACTGCTCCTTTAGAAAGTCAACTTGCATTTTTAAACTTTTGTTTTCTTTCTCTAAACTTTTAATTTGTTCTTCGTAATTCATCACATGTAATCCCACATATATGATCGATCACCATATTCATCAGCGTACCATCTTTCACCATTATTGTCAACAAATGATTCATCATCAAAACCATCTGCTATAAAACCAAAGGGTGCCATATCTTGTTCTATCTGATTTTTTTGTTCTTCATATATTCTTTTTCGAATATCGTTGTCAGTCATTTCTTTGAAATACTCTTGTGCAACTAACCAAGAAAATATCACAAGACACATTGCTAAGTCATCATTACATCCTTCTTCTGCTTCAAATGAATTGTGTTTTTGAGCAAATGTAGTTAACTCTGATATGATTTCATAATCACAAGTTAATAATTTATTATCCTCAATCATAGTTTTTAAATTACTACAACCAAGTTTCTTAACAGCAGCAGTTGTTCTTACACCTAATTGTGTTTTCTTTCCTGAAAAACCCTGCCCTACAATTTGACCTGCACGACCTCTCATTGATGCCATTAATAAATTTTCATACTCTAAGTCATATTGAAGTATACTTGCAACTTGATCTCCAATATCATTTACTTCAACTAACAAGTATGCATTATTATATCCTTTTGCCACATCAAGTATTACATTTGGAAAGAGCATTGGTTTGATTTCATTGTTTCGATACTTTGCTACAACCTTATATGGAAACTGAGTGACATCAAAAACTATAAATGCTGAATAGTCATTTCCAAGTCCTCTTGCTACATCAACAGTGATAATATAATTGTGTTCCTTTTCTGGTTTTTCATATATGTCAAGTCCTGCATTTTTTGTAATTGGATTGTCATACACCATATTTTTTAATATGGCAGGATTGATAAGAGTATTAACAGATCCTAAAAATTCACATTCAAACTCAACCTTAAATTGTTGTTCTGATGTGTTCGCAATTGTTTGTTGTTTCCAAACATCATCTCTACCTGGTACTTCTGACCAGTGCACATCTGTTGT